AAGTTTTTATTGCAGACACAATCTGCTCCCCCAACTGTGCCCCACTCGAACCCATACCCGCATTCACCGTAATGTTATAGGTTGCACCGCCAAGCTGACTGTTTTGAGTTATCTGCCCGCCAGAAGAAGGGGTGAAAAGTTCCGGGCCCATCTCTCCGACAAGGTAAGACGAGCCGCCCATGACAGGGCCACCACCAGCCCTCCGACCGGTAGCGGCATTGAACAACCCTCCTAACGCTTTCCCAACTGAAACTTGCGGAACCCCCGCCCCCGAGCCTGTCCACCGTTCCCACGCCACCCGCGCAGTATCCAATAACTCAGCTACCTGCCTCACTGCTTCTTTCAAACGCAACATGGGGTTAATCTGCATCTCCAACCAACCCATAATCCCAGGGGTATCGTCACCCCAATCACCAAACAACCCAATCGCTTCCTCAACAAAAAAGCCTATATCGGCCACAATACTAGCCATGTCACCGAGCATCGGCACAACTTTTTCAAGGGCGCCCTGCACAGTAGGCAACGCCGTTTCGCCCAACTCAAGAAGCTGCCCAACCGTATCCCGAATCTCAGGCCACATATCCTTGAACGACTGAATAATGTTAGCCAACAACTCGCTAGTAATAAACTTGTCAATCGCGTCAAAAATTCTTATAAAGCCCTGCTCAATAGTAGGCCCATGCGTTTCCATCCACTCAATAAAAGTATCCAAGTGAGGCGAAACCTTCTCAAGAATTGCCGCACCAATCTCCAACAAACTATCCCGCGCCGTAGCCATCGCCACATCAAACTTAAACTTTGCTGTATCAGAAACGAAACCCATCGCCTCATCCATAATTTGTATGTCATCAGTTGCAAGGCGAACAATCTCCGCATAAGCATCCGTATTCTCACCAGTCAAAGAAAGGGCAGCCTTCAAACCTTCCTGCGATCCGATAAGCCTTGTAAAGTCCTCCGAGTTTTCACCAATCACTTCACGCAAATTAGTTAGCGTCGCAAACAGGCCATCCTGCTCAATCGAATCACGCACCCCATCAGCGCTCAACCCATACTTTGCAAGAATGTCTGCAGCCTCTTTTGTCGGCTTCAACACTGCCTGCATCACACCAGCAATACCCGTGACCGCCTCAGAAGCGCTCAACCCGCCCTTAGTGAGCGCAGCAACAAGCCCCGTAGTCTCCTGGAACGAAACACCCAGCTCCGCAGAAATAGGAATCACACGGCCAAGAGCACCAGCCAGCTCCTCAGGCGCAAACTGTCCCAACCTGACAGCCTCAGCCAAAGCCTCCACAGCGTCAGTACCAGAAAGGTTCGACTCCCCGTAAGTGTTCATTGCCGCCGTTGCCGCGTTCGCAATACTGCCAACATCACCCAAACCTATAGCGGCACCCTTAAGGGAAGCCTCCAAAACCTCCACAGCCGAACTGCCACGCAAACCAGCAGAAGTAATAAAGAACAACGCCTCCGCCGCCTCATTGCCAGACTTGCCAAACTGTGGCCCAAGCCTTCTCGCGGCAGCTTGCAGCTCCTCAATCTCATCGGTAGCAAGACCCACCAAACCTTGAATCTGTGCAAACGTGGTTTCGAACTGTGCGGCCTCCCGCACCGACGCCACACCAACCGCAGAAACAGCGGCAGCCGCAACACGCCCCACATCAACCGCAAAGTTTTGGAACCCCGCCAAAGCCCGCTTAGCGCCAGTCAAACCCTTATCGTCAAACTTAGTAACCAGAGGAATAAAAATAGCCATCAGCGAGCCCTCAACCTTCTAAGCTCAGCAGTAGCATCACGCATATAAGCCTCTATCGCCTTCTTACCCAAACCCTCAATTTTCCCATGCTTCTTCAAAGCACTATCAAACACAAAAAAGCCGCCCTTGCCCCTAATAGGTTTCGCCGCCTTAATGCCCGCATTGAACGCGCGCCCCTGAGTTGTTACCTTATGCTGCAACCCACTAAAGCCGCCCCTCTCATAAATCCGGGAAAACCGTGCGCCCGCCCTGTTGCTCGACCCAGCCAACTCAGAATAGTCAAACCCAATCCCGCCACCGCCACGCGTACCACCCGTAAACTTCATCGCCAACAACCGTGTACCGCCACCACGCGACTTACCAGGAGTAAACGACACCGACGCTTTAGGGACACCAGTCCACCGTGTCACCCCGTTATGCTCCATCCCAGACAGTGGAGGCTTAGACGGAACCTCAGCAGCAATCTCTTTCGCAACAGGGCCAACAGTGGCCCGCATGTCAGCCCGCAACTTATTTACAGCCTTACGATCCATCCCACGCAAAAGGCGCGTCACCTCAGCCACACCAGTCACACGCATATTTGTAGAAAGCAAGACAGCTCCAATCCTGCTTCTATTCTACCGCTTCCGCTTCCTCGGGCTCTGAGCCTGCTTAGCCCTACCCTCCAACACTTTCTGCATAGTCCACAACATGCGAGGGCTCAAAGAAATAAGCTCATTGGGGCTAATGCCTGTTTCGACGGCCAGAGAAGCTATAAGCCAATGGGCTGACGAATCGCCTAACCCCTTTATGCTTTTGGGCTACCAGCCTCGACACCCTGCACAGACTCAACCCATTTAGGGAAAGCATCCTTGGTTTCCCCGCTGCGCTTAATGACATGCCAGGCAAGCCACAGCAAATGAGTTATTTTGACATCCTTGCTCAAACTCGAAACACTCAAATCAAACTCTGACTCGAAAGCAACAAGGTCAGCAGCGATACCGCTAACCTCACGGGTCGAGCCGTCAAGGAAAGTAACTAGGAGGTTAAAGTTCATACCGCAATACTACCCCAGATTAGGCAGCTACCGCGCGAACAACATCACCGCTTACAGGGTAGGAAACATCCATCGTTGCCAGGTCGCCCACGTTAGAGCTGAACGGAACGCTCTGTGTAACCAACACCGAAAATGTATATGTCGGATTTGTTGCGCTAACGCTACCAGACTGAGGTTTGATTACCACCTCGACAATAGTACCAAGCGCAGCGAAAATAGTACTGTCTACAGCGTCGGCGGCAAAATCCTGGTGGAAGCTAAACGTGACCGTAGACGACTCCAACCCTGCAATAAAAGTTCGGGCGCTCTTGCCGAAACTTGTGGTGTCCAAGCTCTCGCGGGAAATATCCAACGTGACTGCTGCAAGGCTGTCGCTGAAGTCTGTCCCATCAATGCTGATATCAAAATCTGTAGCGGCGAATTTTGCCACGATTACTCCTTCTAGTCCGAATAAACCACAGCTGAAAACTCAGCCGCTAAGTATTGTTGCTCACCTAATGTTATCGCACCCAGTGACGTCATCTCTTGAAGTCGAACATCAAACGCGGTGCCCCCTAAAGTTTTGTCTGACTGTATAGCATGTTTGATTCCGCCCACCCCGGTTGAGGCGTAAGCGTTCAGTTTTGTTTGCGCTGTACGTTCAGAAACACGCCCCACAATTACTGTGATGGTAAAACTGTAAATCACTAAACCCTGCTGGAACGCCTGATCATAAGTGACACTGTTCAGGGCAACCACCGCAATAGGTGGAGAAGGGTTGTCAGGAAGGTCAGGTGACGTCCTAAGGCCGGTAATGGTTGCAAGGTTAGCGGCAAGCCCGTCACGGATTGTGGAGATGCTCACGCGGTTCTCACCCTCCTGAAAGGCATCAGCAGCTTCTCAACATCGGGATCGACTCGACCAACGCGCATAACACCCAAGTCACCAAAGCCCATCACACCGGTCGGCGAATCGTAACGCTTGAACTGCCTCATGGAAAGAATTATGCAAGCCTGCTTCACCGCTGTAGGGATCGAAGCGAAACCCCAGGTGCCAACAATCTGCACTGAAGACTGCCGCGAATCGACGTTGCGTGAATTGTAGATAGGGAACAGATAATCGCCAATAGCGCTAACAGTTGTGAAAGGTATGTTAATGCCACCAGCCAAACCGTTCAGAGGGCTTAGCTCATAGTCGCTAGTTGACCAAGTAATATCGAAAGTGCCGTTGCCGTTGCTATCTGTTTTGACTGTCGTCGCTGTCTGCAAATCGTCAATGTCAGTAGTCAAAGCATCCGTAGGCCGGTAAACACGGGTTGCCTCCGACGAGGTAAAAACCCTCTCGCACCATCCGTCAATTTCACGCGATGCCGCCTCAATGCTTATCTCAAGCAAAGGATCGTCCACAGTGTCAGTAATGCGCAACGCCGCCTTCACGTCTGCAAGCGAACAGTACGGATTTTCTATAGTCATCTAAAAGCCTCCACCACTATTCTAACGGTTGGCGCCCCGCAGGTTTCTAACAGTCATCCTCCAACGACCACAACCAGCCACCAATAATTTCCGACATAGAAGGCATCGGTGTCGAATCCAACCAAGACAACCCAGAATAATGGTCACCAGACAAAGAC